CTATGTTACATGGCCTTAAGGATAAGATATGGCCAGCATATCAAGAAGTACAGGCATCAAATATGTCTAAAGCTTGCAAAACAGAAGACGAAGCTTTACAGACTGTCATTAAGAGAGCGCTCGAACAGAATGAAGCATGTCATCATGAAAAAGTTGGAGACTATTATATCGTCTATAGAACAAGAGATAGAAAAGTAATGAAGAACGTTAACTATTTCCGTCCGGACTTAAAACAATTCTTTACAGATAAAGAACTTCAGAAGTCATATTTAAAACAACTAACAGGAGAGTAGTATGCAAAAAGCATTAGACCATTTAGAGAAGCATAAAGTCTTTATTGAGACTTTAGGAACAGATATGATACCTTTATCGGAAGCTTACAAGGCAGTGGAGTTATCAATCGATGAACAATTACAGGACACTTTATCTTTACTACAGGAACAACTCGGAGGATTGACAGAAGAACTAGAAATACCAGAAGAAAATGATTAAGATAGCTCACGAATCACCAAAAAGCATATTCAAACAGGTACAGAGTGTAACTGACTATGACTATGCACTTGTACATTTATTTGAAGAAGATCCTGAATACCTACAGCAATTTCAAGAGGCAAAGGAAAAAGGAAGAGAGATTATTCTAGATAATTCTATCTTTGAATTAGAAGAAGCTTTTGATGCAGAGAAGTTTGCAGGATGGGTATTAGAGTTACAACCAGATTGGTATATAGTTCCTGATGCTTTAGAGGATGCAAAGAAGACTTGCTCACAAATGGCAAATTGGATAAACAAATATAAAAATCTTCCAGGAAAGAAGATAGGAGTTGTTCAAGGAACAACCTATCAGCAGATTAAATCTTGTTACGAATACATGGATAAGATTGCTGAAGTTGATATGATTGCAATTTCATTTGACTATTCTTACTATGTTAAATCAGTTCCGCATCCAAACAAATATGTTTCCTGGATGATGGGTAGAGTAAAACTATTAGGAGATTTATTAAAGGATGGAATAATAAATGAGAATAAGAAGCATCACTTATTAGGATGCGGATTACCTCAAGAGTTTGCTTTCTATTCAGATTATAAATGGATATACTCTTTAGATACTTCCAATCCAGTTGTTCACGGAATAAAAGGAATTGAATACAGAGAAGACGGACTATGGTCAAAAGAATCTCAGAAGTTATTTGAATTAATAAATCATCAGGTAGAAGATATTAATCCAATACTATATAATATCAATAAGTTCAAATGGTTTACAAATGGAAGCAAAGTATAAAGTAGGACAAAAAGTTGATATTAATCGTGATAATGAAATACTAGAAGTACAGATATTCGGACATTTTAAAATGAGAGAAAGAGTACTTTACAGTGTTAGATCAGAAGGAAAGTTTCACGTAATAGAAGAATCAGAAATATTAGAAAGAGTAAATGATTAGACCTTGGATAGCATTTTTTAGTCAAACAGGATCAGAGATCGTAGAAGTATCAAAGCTTCTAGGAAGATGGCCTGATATGATAGTAACAAACGAAAGACCAGAACATCTTAGAAAGATTCATCCGGCTTTAGAGAACAAGCATTTAATCTTCGTAGATAATAAACCTTCAGAAGAAGAATTAGGACTAATATTAGGTCACTATAAAGAACCTTTAGTAACTCTTCATGGATGGTTAAGAGTTATGCCTCCGGATATCTGTAATAGGTTTGAAATCTATAATGGACATCCAGGACTTATAACTGAACATCCAGAACTAAAAGGAAAAGATCCACAACAAAAAGCTTTTGACTTAGGATTAGAATCTTCCGGATGTGTTATTCATAGAGTAACAGAAGGAGTTGATGAAGGAGAGATACTTCGAAGTAGAAAAGTTTCTATAAAAGGGTTGGAAATAGGAGAATTATTTCATATCTTACATAGTATATCAGTAAGTCTTTGGGTAGACTTCTTAAAAAATTAGTTATGAAAAGAATAGCATTAGTAGGAGCATCATCAGTAGGTAAGACTACGGTATATGAATTACTTAAAAGTAAATTACCTGAGTATGATTTCATAAATGAATCAACAAGAACGGTTGGTAAATTTGGATTTCCTATTAATGAAGCAGGAACTTCTGAAACACAGCTTGCTATTTCTTCTTTCCATTTAGAAGCTCTATTAGCTCCTAAGGATGTAATCTTAGATAGATGTTATTTGGATTTGGTAGTATACTCTACTTATATGGATAAGTTATCTACTAGCGCATATGATTACATATTAGATACTTGGGTAAGAGTTAGGCATCAGTATACACATTTTATTTACTTCCCTATCGAATTTGCATCAGTAGACGATGGAGTAAGAAGTGTAAACGAAGAATGGAGAGAGGCAATTGATAAGCAGTTTGAAATTAACTTAAAAGCAATTAAATTTGCTGGAGGAGATTATTTAACAGTAACAGGAAGTCCTAATCAAAGAGTTGAACAAATATTAAACTACATAAAATAATATGACACAAGAATTAAATCAAGCAGAAGTTGTAAAGATTGCAGGAAAGCATCTAGGACAAGTAGGTGGAGCAGGTTATAGCGATACTTATGATCCAAGCCTATTGGTAGAAATTCCACGTTACTTGAATAGAGAAGCGTATGGAATTGATGATAACAGTTTACCATTCGTGGGAGGAGATGTATGGAATGCATACGAAGTATCTGCAATTACTACAAAAGGACTTCCAGTTGTTGGAATGTTAAAGATTTGGTATCCAGCAGATTCAAAACTTCACGTAGAGTCTAAATCAATTAAATTGTATTTGAATTCATTCAATATGACTCAATTGGGAGAAACAGATCATGAATGTATCAAGTTACTAAAACAAAGAGTAAAGAAAGACTTATCTGACTTACTACAAACAAAAGTACAGGTAGAGATGTTTACCTCAGAGCATTCTCCAAGCTATGCCTTCAAAGGATATGCACCACTAGATGCTTTAGTAGATCTAAATGCAATTGAATTTACTTCTTACCATTCAGACGCTACACAATTGGAAACAGAAGAAGTAGATGAGGATGTTGAAATAGGAGAAATAAAAGTACAATCAAATCTTTTAAGATCAAATTGTAGAGTAACAAATCAACCAGACTGGGGTGATGTATTTATTCACATCAAGCCTAAAGCAGGAGTTGTTCCTAATCTACAATCACTAGCAAAATATATTGTAAGTCATAGACAAGTAAGTCACTTCCATGAAGAGATTTGTGAAATGATCTACATGCACTTAAAAGAAGCTTACAATCCAGAAGAATTAATGGTAGCTTGTCTTTACACTCGTAGAGGAGGATTAGATATTAATCCAATTAGAGCTTCACATAAGAAACTAATACCAGGATTCTTTACAGACATTACTTGTAGAATGGCTAAAACATTACGTCAATAATGTCAGAAGGTAGGCAGATAACTGAAATGCGATTCAGAGTAATTGCAAAAAGAGAAGCTCCAGGAGATAGATGGAGACTAGTAGATGATAATCATAAACCTTCTGGAGAGATCATAGAAGGTTTAGTTGAGACTTTGTCAGCTTACATGAAAAAAACCGGACACAAAGAAGGTTATCGATTGGAGCCTTTGAGAGGAACTTTGATGGCAATAGAGTGGGCAGAGCCAGAAGCAGTAATACCACCACCTCCAAAAACTTATGATCTTTACGGGGAATTTTAATACAAAAGAGTTGTTTAATCGCAACTCTTTTCTTATCTTTATAGTATATAAAATCAGTTATGCAAATAGAAAAAAAGTACTACCATGTTGACAGTATCGAGACTGTTAATCTTCTTATCGAACATATTAATCAGTCAGAGGTTATTGCCTATGATACTGAGACAAGTGGCTTAAATGTTAGAAAAGGATCTATCGTAGGATGGTCCATATCAGGAGAAGAAGGAATAGGATTTTATCTCCCTACTCAGAAATGGAATACAGAAACAAATCAATTGGAAGAATGTAGTATTGGTGGCAAAGGAGCACATGGTATTACTAAAAAGTTACTCCCGCTGCTTAAGGGTAAGAAACTAGTAATGCACAATGCTTCTTTTGACTGCCGTTTTACAAAGAACTATTACGGAGTATCTTTATTAGAAGATCTTTGGGTAGATACAGCTCTACTTGTTCATACAGTACAGGAAGAGGGAGCAGGTATGGGAGTATTTGGATTAAAAGCATTAGCAATCTCTATTCAGAAAGAGATTGGATTAGATGTACAAGAAGCAGCCAATAAGGAACAAGTAGAGTTAAAAGAATCTATTAAAGCAAACGGAGGATCAACCACGAAAGACCTCTATGAAATTTTCAAAGCAGATATGGCAATTCTGTCAAAGTATGCTGCAGCCGATACAGATTTAACCCTCAGGGTTTGTAATCACTTCCTAAAAGTGTTAAAGGCGGAAGGATTAGAGAAATTCTTCTTTGAAGAAGAAGTAATGCCTCTTTATAGAGAAGTAACTATTCCAATGGAAGAGTTAGGAGTAGCATTAGATCTTCCACTACTGGAAAAGACTAAAGAGGATATTACAAATGATTTACAGTCAAATAAAAAGATTGTAATCGATAGCATTTTAAGTATTCCAGAGGCCAAGGAATGGGTAGTCGATACAGCACTATATACTTATCCACCTTCGCATAAAGGAAACTGGGCACAGAATTTAATTATGCTTCATTCACTTCCCCTAGAAAGAAGCGAGAAGACTAGAAAGTATTCTTTAACTAAGAAAGCTATTGACGAATTAGATGAGAGTAACATAAAACAATTTCTACTAACAGGAGATTTATCTCTACTAGACGAAATGGAAGTTGTTAGAATCTCTATGTCAATGTGGAAGGAAGACAATGAAGGAGACTATTTGAATATACAATCAAAGAAACACTTAGGTGAGATTGCATTTAAGTATATGGGAATTAAACCTCTTACTCAGACTAAAAAAGGACAAGATCAATTCGATATGGATATGTTAGAGGAACTAGCCAAGACATATGAATGGGCAAATAATCTTAGAACATATAATAAGTTACTAAAGATTAAATCAACCTACATCGATAGATTCCTAGACGGTCAAGAAGACGGAAGATACTATTTCTATTATAAGCAGCATGGTACAGTATCAGGACGATATGGTTCAGATGCACAACAATTACCTAAACCTAAAGAAGAAGGAGAAGATACCCCACTACTTGTAAAATATACAAATGTAGTAAGAGAGTTCTTAATTGCAGGAGAAGGAAGAAAGTTAATCGATAATGATTATACTTCTCTAGAACCTCACTGCTTTGCTTCTGTAGCAGGTGATATTAATCTTCAAGAGATCTTTAACAACGGATGGGATTTTTATTCTACTGTTGCCATAAGAACTGAGAAGCTAGATCAAGATAAAGTAAAGTATCCAAATGGTGTTTCACCTGATACTAAATCTCCTATCTTCTTAAAGAAATTAGATCCAGTAAAAAGAAATCAAGCAAAGGCTTATTCATTAGGAATTGCATACGGAATGGAAGCATACGCATTGGCTAAAACTCTAGATATATCTCAGAAAGAAGCTGATACTCTTGTAGCAGGTTACCTAGATGGTTTTCCTCAATTAAAAGAGTGGAGAGTTAATTCTAGAGAGCAAGTAAAACAACATGGGTATATCCAAAATAAAGTAGGACGAATCAGACACTTACCAAAAGTAAAACTTATCTTTGAGAAATTTGGAGATCAAGTATTGGATTGGAGATTTAGAAAGAGTCTAGAGAATCAATACGGAAAAGAGCCTGTAATGCAGATGTATAGAGATTATCGAAATGGATTGAACAACTGCTTGAATTATCAGCTACAGTCACTAGCAGCGGCGGTTGTGAATAGAGCAGCAGTACAGATCAACAGAAAGGCAAAAGAGTTAGGAATAGATGCTAGAGTACAGGCACAGATTCATGATCAACTTATCATAAACATTAGAGAAGATCAAGCAGAAATGTTTATGCCTTATGTAAAAGAGCTAATGGAACTAACAACACAACTTCCAGGAGTAACTCTAAAGGCACCACCACAAATAGCAAATAACTTTGCAGAAGGTCATTAGAAGTTGTTTCCTTAGATATTTATTCATATATTAATAAAATAAGTTATAAATTAAAATCAGTTTATGTCAAAAGAGTTATCAGCAAACAGCGACAGAGTTATTGTTAAGCCTGTAGAATCAGGAGAAGAAAGATTCGGAAGTATTATTATTCCGGATATGGGAAAAGAAAAGCCTGAGATGGGTGAAGTAGTTTCCGTAGGTCCAGGACGCCAGTCTGAATTTGGACAATTTATCAGAGTAGAGGCCAAGATAGGAGATATTGTATTGATTCCAAAAGTGGGAACAATTCGTATTGACTTCGACGGACAAGAATACTTCTTACTACCAGATAGAGAAATTTTAGCAACAATTAAAGAAGCACAAGAATAGTTATGAGCAAGCAAATTAGTTTCGGATCAGAAGCAAGAGAAAAATTACTTTCAGGAGTAAATCAATTAGCAGATGCAGTTGTAAGTACATTAGGGCCATCAGGTAGAAATGTATTTATTCAACAACAAGGAGGTAATCCAACATCAACAAAGGATGGTGTAACAGTAGCCAAAGAAGTAGAATTGGAAGATCCAATCGAAAATACTGGAGCACAAGCTGTAAAGCAAGTAGCAATCGAATCAGCTAGATTGGCTGGAGATGGAACTACTACAGCAACATTACTTGCAAGAGAAATTTATAGTCAGGGATTATCTGAACTAGAAAATTCAAATGCAGTAGAAATCAAAAGAGGAATTGATATTGCTACTAAAGAAGTAATCAAATACCTTAGAGAGGATTACTCAAAAGAAGTAACCGACGAAGAGCAAATCAAACAAGTAGCAACAATCTCAGGTAACAATGATCCAGAGGTAGGAAATCTTATTGCAACAGCAATGGAGAAAGTTGGTAGAGATGGATTAGTAACCATTGAAGAATCTAAAACAGGAGAGACTTATCTTGAAACTGTAGAGGGTATGCAATTCAATAGAGGATATAAATCTCCATACTTTGTTACAGATAACAATACTATGACTTCAGTATTGAACAATCCTTTAATCCTTATTACAGATAAAAGATTGATGAATATCAAAGAGATGCTTCCATTACTAGAATCAGTATCACAACAAAACAAAGACTTACTTATCATTGCAGATGATATTGACGGAGAGGCTTTATCAACACTTGTTGTAAACAAAATGAGAGGTATTCTTAGAGTAGTAGCAGTTAAAGCTCCTGAATTTGGAGATAAGAAGAAAGCTATGCTTGAAGACATTGCAGCTCTAACAGGAGGTACAGTTGTATCTGAGGAGAAAGGAATGAAGCTAGACAAATTCGATTTACAATGGTTTGGTAATTCAAGAAAAGTAACAGTAGGAAAAGATGATACTACCATTGTAGATGGTAAAGGAACTGAAGAAGCTATTACAAAAAGAATCGAAGAGCTAAAAGAACAAATCGAAAATACAGTTTCACCTTATGAGATTGAAATCTTACAAGACAGATTAGCAAAACTTATTGGAGGAGTAGCTATGATTCATGTTGGAGGTCATACAGAAGTTGAAATGAGAGAAAAGAAAGACAGAGTAGATGATGCTCTTCATGCAACTAAAGCAGCACTTCAAGAAGGTATTTTACCTGGAGGAGGAATTGCTTTACTAAATGCAGCAGCATACTTAGCAGGAATCTTAGAAGGAGAGATAACAAATCATCCAGATCAAGAAAAAGGTATCAATATTGTAATGAGAGCAATCACTAAACCATTCGAACAGATCCTTTTAAATGCAGGAGAAACATTAGAAACTATTGAAGCAAGAAGAGTTGTATTATCTTTAGAGGATAATAACTGGCAAGGTTTCAATCCTAGAACAGGACAGTATGTAGATATGCTATCAGAAGGAATCATTGATCCAACTAAAGTAACAAGACTAGCTCTAGAGAATGCAGCATCAGTTGCAGGAACAATGCTAATCACAGAATGTGTAATCACAAATTTAAAACCAAAAGATAAACAAGAAGAGATAGATCCTTCTCAGTTTATGTAATATTAATTAAACAAATAAAAAAAATGAACAAGCAAGAATTATTCGAACAAATCGATGAATTGTATCAAAGTTTTGTAGCAAGCCATAACGGAACTACTAAAAAATCACAAGCAGGAGCAAGAAAATCTATTGGAGAGGTTAAGAAATTAATCACGGACTATAGAAAAGCTTCAACAGCAGAGAGTAAATAAGAAGGGACCGAGAGGGGAGGGGGCGTCAAAACCTCCTCACCGAAGGTGTCACGCGCAAAATTAACCAATTAACAAACATATGACAATTTTAACATCATTTATTCTAGTAGTAGCTATCACAGCAATAGCTCTATTCATTGCATACAATGTGCAAAAAGGTACAAAAACCTTAAAAGAATTTAAAACAGACTTCGATAACAACGAGGAAGCTCAAGAGTTAGTACAGTTATCTAAAGAATTGTATAACAAAGACCTACGTCCAGTTACAGCAAAGAAAGCACCTAAGAAAGAAAAGGTAGCAGAAATAACACCAGAGGTTGTAGAGAAAGTAGTAGAGATTGCCCAAGTAACACCAGACACTACAACAGTAAACGTTGAAGCAGTAGTGGAATCAACCAAGCCTAAGAAAAAAAGAAAGTATTATCCAAAAGCTCCTAAGGGGAAGGCATAATGTCAGATTCAAGAGCCAAGTACGAGGAATTAAGAGAGAAGCCTACCTTTGTTGAAAATACAGAACAGCAAAGAAGCGTGGCCATTATTGTAGAAATTCTACAGGCAAGTGATCATACCTCTCTCACCAAGCACCTTTTATCAAAAGTGTTAGAAGTATCAAAGGAGGGTCCAAACCTTTCACCGGCCACTGTCTTTCAAATAGCAGCAGATGCTACAAAGGTAGATGAATTATGCAATGCAAAACAAAACTAAAATGGAACAACAACCAAGAATGAATCTATCGATTGATCAAACACTTCCGGTAGAATGCGAAAAATGTGGACACACCTTCTTTGAAGAAGCACTTCATATTAGAAAAGCATCGGGAATACTTACAGGTACAGGTCAAACAACCTACATGCCTATTCCGGTATTTGCGTGCAAGGCCTGCGGCCATGTCAACACAGAATTTCTTCCAAAGGAATTAAAAGGGTTGAATTCTGAGGAATAAACCAGACTTTACTTAAACTTCAAAGAGGCCTCGTGCCTCTTTTTTTTGTGCTATTTATATCAAAGAGTTACTATGAAAATTTTGTTACTACCAATTAGTTACGTCCTAACTAACTTAAAAAAATATTTTATGGGATTTTTCAGTATCTTTAAAAAATCAAATGATTACAATGAAAAGGTTGTAATTGGATTCATGTCATTCATGGTGATGGTAATTGCCATTGCAGTAGACCTTGTAACAGGTTACATGGGTAAAGCTTTAGAATTAAACGAGTACATCTTTGATGCATTCATGTACATCACATTAGGTTCATTCCTTCCAGATGTATTGGAGAAATTTGCAGCAATGAAAAACGGAGGTAAATCAAACAACGAAGAATAAAAATTAGATTATGAGCTTAAAAAGTTTACAAGAAAAAGTAGGAGTAACAGCCGATGGTGCTTTTGGTCCAGGAACAATGAAAAAAGCAATGGAGTTTTATAAATTAACTCCAGTAAGAGCAGCACATTTCTTTGCACAAACAGCACACGAAACAGGAGGGTTTAAAGCATTTGCAGAAAATCTAAACTACTCAGGAGATGGATTAAAAGGTATCTTTGGAAAATACTTTCCAGGTAACTTAAATGAACTATACGCTCGTAATCCTGAAAAGATTGCCAATAGAGTATACGGATCAAGAATGGGTAATGGAGCAGAAGCTTCAGGAGATGGATACAAGTTCAGAGGAAGAGGAGCTCTTCAATTGACAGGAAAAGAAAACTACAAAGCATTTTCAGATTATTTGAAAAAGCCAGAAATCATGACCAATCCAGATCTAGTAGCAACTACTTACTCTTTTGAATCAGCAATGTTCTTTTTTGATAAAAATAAATTATGGTCAATATGTGACCAAGGAGTGAACGATGCTTCAATCCTAGCTCTTACAAAAAGAATTAACGGCGGTACTCATGGTTTAGCAGATCGTTCTGAGAAAACTAAAAAATATTACGAATACGTTAAATAGGTAAATATAAGATGAAAACTTCACTATTAATCACATTATCATTGACAACAGCATTAGCATTTATTGGTACATATTTTATGCACCTAACAGCAGATAACATCGAACAATACCTTTCAGTAGGGTTGGTTGTCTTTGCTGATGGCTTCTTTGGTATATGGGCAGGAGTTAAGAGAGAAGGTTTTCAGACTTTTAAAGCATTAAGCGTATTAAAAACATTTGGCTTTTGGGTAGTAATGCTATCAGCTATCTTATCAATAGAAAAAGGATTTACTGGAACAGCTTGGTTAAGCGAGACTATTATGGCTCCCTTCTTAGTATTCCAGTTAATTTCTATTTTAAAAAATGCCTCAATGGTAGGTTTAGTAAAAAATGAATTAGCAGTTCAGATATTGGACAGACTAGATAAACACAAAGGAGAAAGAGATGTTACAGAATAAACAAAACTTATTACTGGTTATAGTAGTTGTATTAATTGGTTATAATATTTTCAATACAAATAGCATCAGAACAGATGTAAAAGGGTACAAAGCTGAAATAGAATTATTACAAACTAAAGTAGATTCAGCTAAGACAGTAAACAAACAAATCGATACTAAAATCGATTCAGTAAAAGAAAAGGTAGTTTCTATTTCAAAAGAAATACATCACATAGACAATACAATAACAATCGTAAAAAATCAAACAAATGAAAAAGCTGCTAATGCTGGTAAGTTTTCTAATGTTGAGCTTGAGCAGTTTTTCGCAAGCAGATACAACAAAAGTCTTACTCCCAACTAAAATTGCTAGACAAGTTGCAAAAGACCTTATTAGGTATGATGGTTGCAAACAAGAACTAAAACTTACTCAAGAAAAAATTATCAAGTTAGAAGAAAGAGAAGTACAAAAAGATACTATCATCAAGCTTCTAAACGATAAGGATGAGAACAATAAATACATCATTCATCAGAATGAACTTCAAATTGGACAGTACGAACATATGACTGACGATTTACAAAAAGAGTTAAAGGCCTCTAGAACAAAAACCTTCCTCTATAAAGTAGGAACATTTGTCGGATTGGCATTAGCACTCTACCTCTACTAAAATAATTAAATTAAGGCTTGCTTTTGCAGGCCTTTTTTCTTATATTATAGTTATATAAAATACGTTATGACAAAGAACAGTGATGTAAAACCTTTAGTAAAAGAGAAGGTTGTAAACAAAATGGTCGACCATCCTCAACACTACGGAGGTAAGGGAAACAAATACGAAGCCATAAAAGTAATTGAAGCATGGGACTTAGGTTTCTGTTTAGGAAATACTGTGAAGTATATCTCCAGAGCAGGAAAGAAAGATAACATAGTTCAAGAATTAGAAAAAGCTCTTTGGTATTTAAAAAGAGAAATCAAAACACTAAAGAAAAATGGCCAAGAAAATACTCAAGCAGGTAAGTCTAATTAAGGACTTCTGCAATCCAGTTATAGATTATAACATCAGCAAATCAATATCGTATAGTCAAACTCTAGCATACAATACTTGTCCGCACCAATGGGCATTAAAATATGTTAAAGGACTGCAGGAGTATAAGCCCTCCATTCATACAGTCTTTGGAACAGCCTTACACGAAGTTGTACAGGAATGGCTAACAGAACTCTATGAAGGGACTGTAAAGAAAGCAACTGAGATGGATCTTGGAGCACTTCTACATGAAAAGCTCTTTAGTATTTATGCTCAAGAAAAAGATAAGTACGGAAAACATTTCTCTACCTCTGAGCAGTTATCTGAGTTTCATAATGATGGAGTTGAAATATTGAATTACGTACGTAAGAAACGCTCTATTTACTTCGGTACCAAGTATTATAAGTTGGTAGGAGTAGAGATTCCTTTGATACATCAAATAGCTGAGAATATTTTCTTCAAAGGATTTATTGATATTGTTCTCTATGATGAGCAGGATGACAGGTATATCATTTTAGATATCAAAACATCAACCTCAGGATGGAATGATTATGCAAAGAAGGATGATAAAAAGCTAGCACAATTACTTCTCTATAAAGAATTCCTAGCAAGACAATTTGATATAGATGTTGATAAGGTAGATGTAAAGTACTTCATCGTAAAGAGAAAAGTACCTGCCGATCCAGAATATCCAGCCATGGGTAGAAGAGTTCAAGAGTTTGTACCACCTTCAGGAAAAATTAAAAGAGGACAAGCAACCACAGCTCTTACAAAATTTATTGACGATGCTTTCGATTCACATGGAAAGTATATTGATAAGGAATATGATAAGAAGCCATCCAAGTCCAATTGTATGTTCTGTGATTTTAAAGGTACAGAGCATTGCCATGCAGGTGTTTTGATATAAGGGTATATTTATATATACATATAATTATATAAACAATGAACACAAAAAAATTAACATCGGTTAAGGTAGAAGAGGATCTTCTACAAGAATTTAAAGAGCAATGCGTAAGAGATAAATTTTCTTTACAGAAGCTTGTAGACAGAGCAATTTTTCTTTATATTACAGAAGAGAGCTTTAAACAAAAATTACGCACACAAACAGATATTAAATTAAAATAGTTACATGAAAGAAAAATTTCGTTATGTTAAGAAAGAAGATCGTAAAAAGATACTTCTGTTATGCGATGATATTAGGATGCATTCCGGTATCGCAACGATGGCTAGAGAGATTGTTGTAGGAACATCTCATCACTTTAACTGGATCAATCTAGGAGCTGCAATTAACCACCCCGAAGCAGGAAAAGGATTTGACATCTCAGGAGAGGTTAATAGGTTAACAGGGCTAGAAGATTCAGATGTAAAGGTATTGCCTAACAATGGTTATGGAGATGCTATGCAAATTAGAGCTTTAATTGCACAAGAAAAGCCAGATGCTATTTTTATCTTTACAGATCCAAGGTACTGGGTATGGTTATTTGAAATAGAAAGAGAGATTAGAAATGAAATTCCTTTGATGTACTTAAACATTTGGGATGACTATCCAGCTCCTCTTTATAACAAACCGTACTACGAGTCATGTGATTTGTTAATGGCAATCTCAAAACAAACTAAAAATATTAATGAAATAGTTTTAGGAGAAGCAGTTGAGAATAAGATTTTAAAATATGTTCCTCATGGAATAAATGAAGAGCACTTCTTTCCAATGACCTCAGTAGATCAACTTGAGACTTTAGGTCAATTTAAAAAAGACTTATTTCAAGGAAAGGATATCGAATTCGTAGCATTCTTCAATTCAAGAAACATCAGAAGAAAATCTCCAGGAGATGTAATTCTATCTTATAGAATGTTCTGTGATTTAATCGGAGAAGAGAAAGCTAAGAAATGTGCTTTAGTAATGCACACACAGGCTGTAGATGAAAACGGTACAGACCTTTATGCAGTAAGAGAAGCAATTTGTGATGAGAGTTATGTAAATGTATTCTTCTCACAAGAGAGATTAGATACTCCACAAATTAATTTACTTT